ATGTCTATATCTGTTGCTATTTGAGATGTTGCACCAATGTTTCTTGTTAATACAACTTCTTTAATTGATGCTTCACCTTGTGTTAATTTTACATTTTTTATATAACCACCAACCGCACCATTAGCTGCTTCAAACTTAACACCTATTAATCCTTCAATATTTATACCTAATGATTGTGAAAGACCCATAGGTATTTCTATACTACTTGAAATATATGAGTTGTACGTTGTATATGTAATATCTATAAAATGTGAAGTTGAACTCCAAGTTTCATCATCTTTTAAATAATATGTTGTACCACCAATAAATGCAGTTATATAAACTCTTATTTTAGCACCAGCATTTTGAGATTGATATTCAAAAGATAAAGATGCACTTGTGCCATACATTTTTGGCAAATATTCATAAGCAGTAGGCAATGCAAAATAATTTTGTATGTATGCATTTGTGCTACCACCTAAATAAAATATTTCATATCTATTTGATTGATCTTCATTTAATATAACCAAAGTTGCTCTTGATGGCGCAACCTCAAACTCACTCCAACCATTAGCTCTTAATGAAGAACCAGAACCAGTAGTAAATTTAAAAGTTCCGTTATATATATAATTTGCAGCGTAATTATACGGCAAAGTTGCTTCAATAGTTGGGAATCCTTTTCTTACTATTTTGGTTTGACTATTATTTACAAAATGAACATTACCATCTTGATAAGGTTGAATGTTTATTGTATTTGTTAATGTACCATTACCACTTACACTTGGCGCATCTTCAACAACATATCTTGTATAATATATTGTGTCAGCTTGTTGATTCATTGGCAAAATATACCAATTGCCATTTGCTTGGAATAATCTACAACCAAAAGTTTTAATTATATTCTCTAAAATTGTATAATAATCTAATTTATAAAAATCCCTTTTATATTGATACGTTTGACTAAATGGTTCATCGCCACCAGCATCGCCTCTATCAAACATCCCATCTGCATAGTAAGAACAACAAGCATAAATAAATATCATATCTTCAAATGGCAATGCATTTAAGCAAGTACCTATGATGTCAATTAATTTAATTAATGAATTTGTATTTACATCCCCATCATAATATATATATCTTAAAAATGAAAGTCCATCAATACAAGTCATACTTACTTCTTGGTTACCTGTTGTAAATGGAACTTGAAGATAATCGTTAAGTAAAAAACCTCTCCATTTAATTACGTTATCAATAACTAATTCAACGTAATACTTTGTTTCATCAAAATTTAACAAGTCAGGGAAATTATCGTAATCATCTTGGTCAGAAATAATAAAAGACACATTTAACTGTGAAGATATTATAAAAGCAATTGGGTCTTCATTTGTAGCATTTGGTACTAAAGAAACATTTGTTCCTATATATGGAGTAACTGTTGCACCAACATAGCTTTTTTCGTATATCTTAACTATTAATGATGTTCCATCTCTTAACTCTTGCGTTATTGTATATCTTAATCCGTATGCCATTATGCTAAACTAATGTTTTGTCCTTTAAGATTTGATGCCTTTTGCGCTCTATTTGTAGCTAATAATAAATCCTGTCCTCTAAGAACAAATGCACCACCACCATCACCAGCTGCACCAATAGGATTAAAGTTTGTAAATCCACCGCCAGCACCAGCAGTAGGTATTCCTAAAGCTGCCATAATTCCTTTAAATATTAAAGTTTTAATTATCATTGTAGATAATTGAACTAATATATTTTTAAAAGTTTGTTCTAAAGCCTTACCAATATTTTCACCATTTGCCATTGCGCTAAACATTGCTTCAAAAGCTGGTGTTAATGTATCGGTAATTCCATTTGCTATTTGTAATTGAGTATTATATCTTCTTAAAGCAGCTTCATTTTTAAATATTTGGTCAGCCGTGTATTGTTGAGCAAACATTGGTAAATCCTTACTTAGCTTAGTTGGTGTTTTAGGTGTTTTAATATCATTTTCGGTTTGTATAATTTGAGTTGTACTAACCTTTAAAACCCTTGCTTGTTTACCTAATTTTTCAATACTTTTTGTGGTATTATTAGTTGCATTAGTAGCTTCATTTGCACCTTTAGTAAAATTATAAAATGGATTGTTAGATGCTTCAACTAATAAATCTTTAACTACAACTCTTGTATCTATTATTTCATTCTTTAATGCATTCCCTTCTTTTCTTGCTTCAATATTTTGTTTTTTTAATTCTTTAGCTGCTACTGCTTGGTCAACTGCTGCTGAAATTCTACCTTCTGCAATTAATCTATTTTGCTCATCAATTGTTTTAAAATAATCTCTACCAGATTGCAATATCTTTTTATTTACATCATTTAATGCCTCTGTTTTATCTGCAATTTTATCAATGTATCTTGTAGTTAATGCTTGATTTACTAATGCTTTTGTATATAAATCAACCGCTGCTCTTGCTTGGTCAACATTTGTAATTGTTGAAGCATAAGCGCTATTTACTTTACTTAATTCAGTTACAACTGCTTTTAATGCTTCTGCCCTCCTTTCTTCGCTAACATTTGCACTTTCACTTATTGTTAAATATGATTGTAATCTTATACCTGTTTCACTTGCTTCGGCTCTTGCATCTCTTAAACTTGTAGCAAATTTATCTTCAACTTCAGCAGCCTTACTTGTACCATTTATAAAATCCATTATTTTAGGACCAAATGCAACAATAATAGATGAAACTGCACCCAAAGCTAAACCAATACCTGCTGGACCAATTAAACCTTGTGCCATTGCTTTTAAAGCACCGCTTGAACTTCCAGCCTCAACTTTTAATTTTTGGAATGATTCTAATAAAGGATTTAAGTTATTCGCAATACCTATAAATCCATAAGGAGCATCTTGTGCAACTCTTGATAAGTTTGATAAAGCATAAGTCGCTGAATTGCTTACACTTGGCAACGTTTTAAAAGCAGTACCCAATTGATTTGTTGCGGTAACTGTTTGTTGAATATTCTGTACCGCTTGTTGATTGTCTGCGGTTATCGTAATTTTTAACGTTTCTTGTGCCATTTTATTATTTTACTCCATACAACTTTAATGTCCTTGCCAATTGTTCTTGTGTTAGTTTTGGCTTATCATCTTCAACTTCATCACTTGGCAAAGGAAAAAACGATTTTAAGCTCTTTGGACTTTTCTCACTTGTATTTACTTTATAAATCAAATAAGCCACCATCCTTGTCCTTTCCCATTCCCTTACCTCTTTGTTTTGATAAGCCGTTTTATATAATAAAAATTCTCGCCACGTCAATTGCCAAAACTCGTTAATCGTTAAGCCAACTTCAATAGCGAGAATAATTATTGAGTCCCAACTATAAAACCCTAATTTTTTTTTTCGTCTGTTTCCTTTTCTGGCTTTAAATCTGGAGTCATTGAGTCTTGCATATATTTCATAAACTCAACTAATTGTCCATCTTTTGCAGATAACCCACCAACTTGGTCAATCCATTCGCACACATCAAACTCATCAAAGTCAATAGGCTTTTTAAGGCTCTTGCATCCACTTTCTGCTGCGGCTTGAACAATATGAACGATTGTATCTAAGTCATAAACCCCTCCAGATAAAACCTCAATTAGCTGCATTAGATTTTTATTCTCTAATTCGCAAAACCTTTTCATAGCCCAAGTTCCCCACTTTAGGTGGATTGTGTTGTTGTCAGTCTTTAATTCGTACATAGTTTTTTTTATTTATTATGATTGTTCTGTTTGTGTAATAGGAGGAACACTTACTACAAAAGTTGCAGTAAACTTAACATCATCCTTATCATCAGCAGTAACACCGAAATCGCTAATAAACACTAATTGACCAGCACCACCATAATAAACATCACCTGCTACTGGAGTTGCTTTACCCATCTTAATTGCGAATAAAGTTTTAGCAGCGTGAGCAGCATATAATTGTTGGTAGCTATCTTTAGATGGTGTACCTGTTTCATCAATTGCGAAACCTTCACACTCAAAAGATTGAGAAAAAGAAGGTGCTGGAGTGTACTCGTTGCCACACTTAGAAGTTGCATCTATTGTGTCATTAGTTGATGTTAAAGAGTTTGTAGTCAAACAAGCAACAGGCTTGAATGTACCATCATTGTTTATGTCAGCTAAGAGGATATAATCTCTACCGCTTACTTTTGTTTCTGCCATTTTATTTAATTTTAAATTTGAGTTATTATTATGTTATAAGTTATCAATACTCTAAAAACGTTATCTAAAGGATTTAAGCCATCTAAATTTCTAATACTTTCTACACTTAAACTTGATGCACCAAAACCATTTGATAATGTTATTGTTGTATCCGAGTTTATATCTTCTAATATCAAATCGCTTATAGCTTCAGCACGTTTATAACCAAAGTTAGCATTTTTTGTAATAATATCAACTGTGATGCTAATACTATTTGTGTATCCAGCTTTGCCTTGGTCTTGGCTTGATGTCCTACCTGTCATAACAATATACTCATTACCTGCACCTTCTGGAGCAAAACCATCATAAACAACTAATCCACTCGCACTTGTCAAGTTAGTATAAAACCACTTTTTTATTTCTATATTAGGATTTAACATCTAACAATTTTTTTAGTCTTTGTATTAATTTTGGCTTTTCCGTTTCATACGAAGGTATTAAAAAAGGTTGAGGTCGCATCCCTTTTTGTAATATACTCCTTGCAATAACATAAGCTAATCCTCTATCATTTTTGCCATCCCCAATGCCTTTTCGCTTAACCCACAAAGTCAAAGCATCAACAAAGTCCTTGAATTTACCACCTTTTTTACCTTGAAATTCTGCTGCATAAGATGTAAAGTCAGCTGGAACATTTACTTGTGGACCAGTACCAAATTCTACATAAGGCGAATAAGATGCCTTTGATTCAACCCCAAATGTTAATTGGCTTTCTTGTACTAATGCTATTTGATTCCTTAATTGCCCGAAATTAACAGGTGCAAGTCTTTTGGCATCGGTTAATATCTTTAAAGCCGAAGCGTTAATTTCATCGCCCACGTCTTGCTTTAATTTCCCATCAATGTTCTTTAAAGCATCTTGAATGTCTTTTAGTCCATTTAAGTTAACGCTAAATGCCATTACTTGTAAATTATTAACTCCAAGAACCTATTTTGGTTCTCTACGTTCTTAATGGAATGTATTGTGTATCTATCGCCTTCAACCTCTACCTCATCCGAATCTGTTATAGTAACTCCAAAACGAATATAAAGCCTGTTTCTTTGGTCAAATTGCAATTCCGACTGGTCTATCTCACGAACTTGATTATCTGGTCTTAAATCACCCCAAACTGTGCTTTGTAGGGCAAATGTGGTAGTGTACCCACCTTGACCATCACTTGTTCTTGTGGCAGCATAGATTTTGACCTCACGAGTCATTGTGTTGGCATCAACGTAATTTGCTTTCGCTTTTCCTAACTTCATATTATAAAATTGGGCTTATTCTTGTCCATCTTTGACAGGCTTTCCAAGACTTCTCACAAATACCAGAATCACCATCCAATCCTCTATTTTCGTAATCGTAAGAGATTTGATCTAATATGGCTAATTTAAGGTCTTTAGGGATAGTTGTATAACCAGCCTCATAAGTAGCCTTTAAGTTTGCATATCTTGGTGAAACTAATTTAGGAAACTCATTGCCTATCAATTGTAAGTTAGGTGTTGTAACCTCCATTGCATTTTGCTCCATATCAAACAACTCAAACGTATCAATGTCAACTGGTCCGAATGGAATCTCAAAATTGCCACTTACATTGTTGAAATAAGTAGTTATGTCTTTTGGTATTAAACTCAATCCTGTTGCCACTTCAATAGCTTCCCTTGCTTGTGTAATCATTAACGTAATCAAAGTATCTTCAGCGGTTGTAGTAACACGGCAATACAATTTTGCTTCTGCTAAAGTAACTGGCTCAACTATTGGTGCGATAGGAACGGCACTAAAGTCATTAATATAATTATTATAAGACATACCCTTTTTTTACAAAATTACTTAATTTATTCCAATAAAAAACCCCCACCGAATTGGCAGGGGTCATTATTTACTAATCCTTAGAATTAACCTACGTTACCCATATCAGCATAGATTGCAGATGTAGTCAACATTAAGTTGATGTCTTCGTAACACTCAATACGAGCAGTTACCAAGTTCTTTTGGAAGTTATCTCCATTCTCATAAGAGAACTCGATAGCTAAACCTTCAACTTCAACTCTCTCTAAGTAGCTTGAATCAAAGATTAATACTTTGTCATTAGTTACCCAAGATGCAGAAATTACAGGAACTCCCCAGATTGTCATACCGCCATTAGGGTTTACAATAACACTACCAGCACCAGCATAATAACCAGCAGCAATAGTTGCTTTCAATAATTTTCCCATTTGTTGTTGAGAAACTAAAGCGTAAGAAGGTACAAAGTTTGCAGCCTTTTGGTTACCGATGTAGTCAACTAATTGTAACAAATCGTTAGTTTCAGCAGTTGTAGTTGAACCAGTTGCAGCAGCAGATACAGTAGAGAAAAACGCAGCGTTCTCCGCCTTAAAGAAATCTCTTTGTAACATTCTTGGTAAAGTCTGTGTCATAAATGGTAAAGACTTCAACATTTGCTTAGAGAAAGTAGAGAAACCAGCTAAGTAATCGTTTACAACTTTAACTTCAGTTAAAGAGTAGTTGTTCTCACCTTTATCAGAACCTTCAGTTTGAGCAGCGATGTTGTTAGTCAAACCAGCGTTCTCACGATAGTAAACATACAATCCAGTCTCACTTCTAACAGTAGGGATTAAATCTCTAAAGTTTAAAGATTGTGCTGGTTGGATAGCTGGGTTAGGAGCATAAGTTGCTTGAGAATCACCAGTTAAGTTACCACTTAAAGTCATAGTCTTAACATCGCTTAAGTCTAAACGGAATTTACCGCTATTCTTTAAAGACTTCTCCATTTCGTCAAACTTGCCATCTAATTTTTCTAAGATAACTTCATCCATAAATTTAACTTCTCTTTTAGCAGCTTTCTTTTGTGCAGCTAATTGTCCGTCAATTTGTTTTTGTAACTC